ATCTCTGACTTTGAGCAACGTCAGTGCGTATTCAGCGGCCTTTCTAGCATCTTGCCTATCTAACCCCCCGAGTATTGCAAACTCAAACTCCTGATGATCTCCATGTCTTTCTATTCTTGAACGAATAATAGTGAGTTCGCCTGAATAACCTAAATCAGGCATCGTTTTCCTAGCTTTCTCACAGTTCACAAATATTTCCTCAAGATAATGAAGGTCATATTTGTTGAGATTTTTAACCCACCACTCTGTCCAAAGTTTGACTTGAGTTTCGCGGTTGTAATCATCCTCGGGTATTTCATCGATCTTTTCTTTTAACCGATATTGCATAATAAGCTCCTATCTAACTTATTGATTAGTTTATTAAATGTTAAAGAACGGTGTTCCACGTGGAACCCCCTGATAGTATCAGATTCCTATGTGTATATCAAGGGGTAAGTTGTAACAAAGTGTGTCAGATAAACGTGTGTATATGCCCTGATTGATGAGCCACGGGACAGGGCGAACCGTGGAGAAAAGGGAATGACTAGACGCCCTTGCTCGGGGTGGTTATTTCTTTTTGCGCATTTTACCAAGCGTCTTGGCGAGACGGGCTCGTTGGCCGGTGACGCCTTTCTTCTTAGCAAGTTTAGTCAATTTTTTGGCGGGGATCTTTTCACCTGCTTTGACGCCAGCGGCTTTGCGCAGCGCACCAGGTTTCTTGATTGCCTTTTGAATCCACTTCTTATCTTTTTTAGCTGCCATAAAAAAAGCCCACTGGAGAAAAGGGATAAGAACCCAGTGAGCTTCTTTCAACTTAACACCAAGGAGCTAACTTGGTTCTTTGGGTATTGCATTACAAGAAAGCAATAACCGGATGGTCAACACCAAGTATACCCGCCCGAGCCTGGTAGTCAAGCTTGATATCACATTTTTTTCCAAGTAAAATATGTGTATGGTTGCTAAAAAATATTCACAGGAAGTCGTAGATCACGTTATCCATCTTCGGAACAACGAGGAGCGGTCGGTAGCGTGGATCTCACAGACCCTCAACATACCTATCGATACGGTGCGGGATTGGTTGTACCGTGGGCGACGGGCCTCAGATCGAAAAGCTAGTAGCGTGAGCGCCTGACTCGACTTCGAGTTTAATCTTTTCCGTTTCAAGCTTTTGCAGATCGTTGTCGGTCAAGTGGTCGTCTTTCCACTGATCCACGATCATGCGTAGCTGGCGTGAGATGGTGCGCCCCTCGATCTGGGCGATGAGTTTCATGTCGTGGTAGGTTTCCCGAGGCACGACGACTGATTTCCACTTAGACTGATCCATAAATCCTCCTTACTGTATCGGATTTTATCGGACTCTTTAGTCCAAAACAACCAGTTTTCGATTAGCCAGATGAGCAGCCTTGATGGCCGACTTGCTTTGACCGAAATATTCGACAGCGTGGTGGTGGGCAATCAACTCTGAGCAGAGCCACTTGTCATACACTTTGAAGTCTCCCAGATACCTGCCGTACTTGCCCTTCTCTAAGGTTCGCAGCGTAGCGACAGAACCTACTTTAAGGAACTCTTGGACAAACGCCTTGGCGGCAAGGCCGTATTTTTTTTCTTCCAGATCTCTAGTGCGAGACTCCGGACAATCCACCGCGTAGAGCCTAATACGCTGATTAGTAACAGAAATATTCCAACCAAGATCCACATCCACATCGACCGTATCTCCATCGATTATTTTGAGGATCGTGCACTGAAAGATATACGGATCATCAGACATAGGTATTGGTCTTGATCATATCAGTCACTTCCAGGCTACGACCTTTCACTTGTTTGGCCCAGCGCGAGTCCAGAAACTCGGCAGCGGCGGCATCGTAATTTTCTGCTTCCATGTGGCCGATGGCTTTGACGAACTTGGCAAAGCGGTATCGGCCCAGATTGAAATGCATATTGATGATTCCGTCACGACGTGCGCCCTCGTCAAGGGTCCTGAACCACGGGTATTCTTCCGTGAGTTCTTTGATCGTGCGCACGATGTCGTTAGAGAGCATATAATCGATCTCATCCTCGCTCAGACCCATTCCCTTGTTCGAGCCCTCGGCGTGGATGTTACGCCCAGCACCAATGTGCCACGTCCCAAACTGGTCTTTGTAGGCATGAGATTTAACGCCCTCATGGCGCTTGAGTGTCTCTATTAATTTATCCATTTTATTTTCTGACATTGCTACTTGATCCATAGAAACTGGAAGCTGCGGAACTAACGAGGCCCCCCAGATAACCGATAACGAGATTTGTAGTAGCAGCGTCAACGTCTGCTCCCATTAAAGTGACAAAAAAGCAATATATTAAGAATCCTATCAGAGAAATCAAGGCAAAAGCTTTACTTGTTCGGTCCTTACTAAAGTGCCGCCGTGCGTCTTTGGCGTCCTCGGCCTCTGTCTGAAAAGCTTCTAGGTCGATCTCCATCTCGCGGATCTTATCCTCGAATTCTCGATCTGCTTCTTTAACCTCGGCTACCCGCTCTGGGTTTTTTTCCAGAAACTTCTCGATCTTTGCAGGGTTCTTCTCATCGATGCCTAGCTTGTCAGCCAGTATCTTGACCGCCATACCGGCTACCGGATTGCTGGACGCAATCGTCTTGGTGATCGTTGGTGCAAGGGTCTTGAGTAATCCGCTAAGTTTCATAGAACAATAACCAAAGTTTGATCAAAGCTTCGAGGTTCGTTACGACTTTCCCTCGGTGCTTTCCTCCGTGATGGTATCTATAGTATCGCATATATCGGGGACTGACACCCCTGTGGTGACTTCGGTAGCTACCCGTCCGACAGCGCGGATGCCCTTGTACACCCCAGAGCAGTATAACTCTTTGTTTTTTATAGCTTCTTCAGACACAGCACAGCCTTGCAGCGCCACGATACTCACTAACAATAAAGGTCTAAGCATTTTTCTTTCCTCGTTTTTTGGATTTTTTGGGAGGATTGAGATAAGCCGTGAGGCGTTTCTGGTAACCCTCCATGAAGTGATCCGAGATCGCGTCTTTCTTTGCCGCCATAAAGTCATCACGTTTAAGCTCCGCTGGGGGATCGACGTGGTCTTTGCCGTCGTTAGCAAAGTACAGGATGGTCTGGCTGACGCTAGGGCCGTAGCAGAATCGTGGGATACGGGCGACGATGTCGCTACCCGAGACACAGGATACCTGCCTGGTAAGTTTCATGGGCCGTTTAAAACCTTTAAAGAACGTGTTGGGCTTGCCAAACGTGCAGAGCGACGCTCGTTTATGCTTCTTGTGCAGTTTGGACGCTGCCAGTTCTGCCAACGCTCCACCGAGGGAGTGGCCGCAGATCAGTAGAGGATGATCCATGCGCAATTGTTTTTTGATCTTGCCCCACACCGACAGGAAAGCGAGGGTGAAGCCGCCGTGACATAGGCGTCCTGCAAACGGGACGGGGATCACGAGGGCGTCGGTAACCCAATCGATACCTTGAGCGGTTCCTCGAAACGCGAGGATGTCAGGGCTGCTCTTTGTGCCCTTGATGTAATAAGCGGTAGTGGAGGTCCATTTGGATTCGATCTTGACTGCGTTGGGGATAGCGTCTTCGTAGGCCATAATAGAATATTTGCACGCCAGTTCGAGAGTGTTTTGGTCGATAGCGGGAACGTAGCCAGTGGTGCTCATTTTATCTCCTTTGCTTCTCCCCAGCTTGGCCCGAGTTCAATGTCGCACTTGCTCGGAACCACTAGTTCGATGGCGTTAATCATAATTTCTTCGAGCTTTTTGGCTTCCTCTAACGTGTCTACCGAAAAAGCCAACTCGTCGTGTACCTGAAGCATGGGCGTGTATCCAGCTTGGTATACCGCCAGCATCGAAGCCTTGACCTGATCCGCTGCCGAGGCTTGCACCAGCCGGTTCAGTGCGCGGTAGGTGAACGCTCTCTTGAGCCGTGTCGTGGGTCCATGGGCCGCGATGGCTTCTTCCCGAGGCAATGCCTTGTGCATTTCAAACGTGGCCGGTTCCCAGAGATCAAAGCGGCACTTCCTACCTTTCAGGGAGCGTATGCTCCCACTCGATCTGGGGTCGTCCAGCTTCTTTTGCACGCCCTTGGTCAGCATTTTAACAAAGGGTACACGGCTATGGTATTGGTCTATCAGACTTTTCGCGGCGTCCTCGTCCATGCCTAGTTCGACGCACATTTTCTTAACCCCCATGCCGTACATTAGCCCGAGGTTCAGGGTCTTTGCCTGTTTTCTGGGGATCTCCGCCATCTCTGCAACCATCGAATGGAAGTCGGCGTCAGGGTTTTCGGTGTACTCCGTAACAAACTCAGGCGCACCAGGCATAGGCACGTTTTGATAGTCGCCGTAGATCTTTGCGTAATGGGTGAGGATGCGCGGCTCCTGCTGACTGAAGTCGATAGAGCACCAGTACTTCTTATCCGGCAGAAACAGACTGCGGATCATCGGTCCGAGTTCCGGATGCCGTGCGGGTATCTGTTGCAGGTTGGGGTTGTTCATAGAGATGCGTCCGGAGACGGTTCCTCCGTCATCAGAGCGCACTTGGTTGATGTGGCTGTGGATACGCTCCTTATGCACGTAGCGCAGGATCGAATCGATAAACGTGCCCTGCATCTTGTTCAGGTCTCGGGCCTCCACGATTAGCTTGGCAAGCTCCGAGGGGTGTTCGTTCAGGAAGTTCTTGGTGAAACTGGGTGATCCCTTATCGGTCTTTGGGTAAGTCAGGCCAGCGTTGTCGAACGCTTTGGCAATACTCGCCGCTGCCCAGATCTCCACTTTGATGCCGGTCAGGTCTTTCAGCTTTTTCAGTGCGTCTTTCTCGCGCTTGATCAACTCCTGCTTGGTCCGTTCGGCACGGTCTAGGTCTACCTTGATACCGGTCATGGTCATCTCTACAAGGCAGGGCAGCAGGGCTGTCTCTAGCTCCCAGATTTCCCAAAGCTCCTCTCGGTTGAGCAGCGTTTTAAAGTGATGCCATAACTCCAGCGTGATCTCCGCGTCCACCTCGGCATAAGGTCCGACGTACATAGCCGGTAGCTTGTACATTTCACCCTTGGGGTCCACGCCAAACTCCCGAGCCGCCTCGACTAGCGTCTTCTCGGACTTGGTTTTACCAAGGTACTCGTAGCACAGGGCGTTCAGCGAGTAACTGAAACGGTTCTCATCGATCAGCGCAGCGGTCATCATGGTATCGATCACCTTGCCTTTGACCTCAAAACCCATCGCACGAATCCACCCCAGATCGTATTGGGCGTTATGCATGATCTTATCTGCCGGTGACTCGAACACCTTCTTGAGCCACTTGTTGAGTATGCGCCTATCGAGGTTGCCACCACCCACGTGATTGACGGGGAAATAACCCTTCCAACCTGGTACGGCAATGGCGTAACCCACCACTTCACCGTTACCCGTAGGCCATCCAGGTCCCCGTTCTTTTAGGTTGGGGTCGCGGGTTTCGACATCGATAGCGATCTCTTCAGCGTCGAGGATGTCAGGGAAGGGATGTTCCGGTGGCAGCCAATCTGACTTCGGCGGAAACATTGCCATCTGTAACTTAGTGCTCACGGGGTTTACCGTTCAAAAACTTGGGTGGCAATACCGTCTCTCGCAGGATTGCTTCTTCAAAGTAATGGCACTTCTCACAGTACCAGCCCACTCTTCTACGTTCTTCCATATTGATTACCTCACCGGCCTCGTTGTTGCATTTGGGGCATAAGATAAACGACATCTCGTCAGGTGGTTTCATATAATGTAAGCCCTATCGTAATTTTCTGGTTCAACAATAAATAGATTCTGTTTAGTGCGGGTGACCGCCACGTAAAACACGCGATGGATGTCCTGCGGGTGCGGCCCACGCACACTGCTTTGAATAGCCGAGCTAGTAAGATCGGTAAAGAGTACTACATTCTCAGCCTCTCCGCCCTTTGTGCCATGGATGGTAGACAGCTTGATACGGGGCTTGGCGTTAAACTTCTCTCCCCTGCGCAGCAGGGCAGTGATGTAGGCTCGTTCCCTGTCAGGTATCCGGTCTAACGCTTCGGACCAGATCATGTCCTTGGTTGCCAGCAAGCCGTGTTCGCGCTGCAAGATGTCAAAGTTAAACATCTCACCGGTCAAAGTCTTTTTACCCCGAGCGATCCGTTTACCGTTACCGCTCATCTGAGCATAGACCGCTTTGGCACTCGACAAGTCTACCGATCCGCCCTTGCGTAGATGCTCCCATGTGTTGACAGCAGTAGACAATTTGTCAGGAATGGACCGTGAGTCGTTGCGCTCGTACAGGTAACCTAGAGTCTTTAACTGCATGGCTACCTCGGTAAGCATAAAGTTAGCTTGAGCCATGATCAGCCACTCCCCTTCGCTAAAGTCTAAGTCATAGAGGTCGTGAATCTTGCACACCATGCCTTCCTCATCGCGGGGCAGGTACTCTTTAGGGAAGCGTTGTCCCCCCTCATCTACCACTCTTTTAATAATCCGGTTAGCCAACCGGTGAACGGAGCGGGGAATGCGGTATGATTGTTTAAGCACCTCACTGGCGCAGTCCAGATTGATAAGCGTCTCAGCGGTCGCCCCCGCCCAGCGGAAGATGCTCTGATCGTCATCACCGGCTATGTACATTTTCTTGCTGCGCCTATCTAAACCCTCGGCAATGTCCCACTGCAAAGGTGACAGGTCTTGCGCTTCATCTAAAAAGCACAACTCAAACTCAGGTGTCATGCGGTCGATGTTCTGTGCAAACAACACCAGCATATCGGTGTAGTCTACTAACCCCTTGATCTCCTTATACTTTTGATAGCCCCGTGCCACGTAGTCCACTTCATGCCATGTATACTCCATCGTCGTGTCATTGTACTCAGCTTCGAGCGGCCTTTTTTTAAGCTTGGATAAGTTGATGATGTTAAGGATGGGGTTTTCTTGATAATGGGTGTACACCTCATCGAAGTCCATGCGTGAGGATAACATCATCATAAAGCCCAGTTCTTTCCCTAACTCTTCAAAATTCTTTTCCTGCATCAGGTTCTCAGGCTTGATGTCCAACAGCCGAAAAGCAAGCGAGTGGATGGTGCGAAAGAAATAAAGGTCTGTTTTGGGATCAAGATCAAAACGAGCACTGGCCCGTTCCTTCGCTTCGTTAGCCGCCTTGCGGGTAAAAGCAAAAAAAGCAATTTCTTGCGGGGCTATTCCCTCGGCCAAAGCGTTGTCCACCATGTTCAGCAGGGTGGTAGTCTTGCCTGTACCAGGTGGACCGAAGATTTTAAACATTTAATTCCTTTTTCTTTTGCGTAACAAAATCCACTTTGATTACTTTCTTTTGTGCGCCTCTCGGTATCTGCTGTATTACCCCACCTCGGGCTAAATACTCTGCAATATCCTTCTTTAATTTGGCTCGGATTTTTTCGTTGGTTGAAGCTCTCATCAAAAAGGAGCCTCTTCAGACGCGCCTAGTGTAGGCGTGGCTACAGAGCCTATGTAAGTGTCGTAAGTCGGTATGGACCACACACGGGTGGCTTTGCCCTTAATCTTTAAGCTAACCGCACTGCCGTTAATGTCCCGCAATCGCTGTGCAATCTTGTGTGACTTGTATTCAAAGAACTTGTTTTTGCGTAGGTAAGCCTCAAAGTCTTTGAGCCTAAAGTAAATGAGGCTCTCCTCTTCGTCGGTCCATGGGCGGCGGAGCAGTATCTCTTCGCGGCTTTCCGCTTTTTGCATGGCCGTGCAAAACTCTTCAAGGAATTCGTAGAACTGTCCCTGTATGCTGGCGTCTTGTGATACTTCGACGATGCTGCCGTCCGTTTCGCTCATGTCCGTAAGTAACTGATTGATTCTCGCCTCCCAAGTCGGTTTAGACATGGTGCGTGGCATAAAGTTCAATTGCTCTACACACGCTCGTTGGAATGCCCCTTGGAGCATGAGCCCCTCGGTATCTAGCTCTAACGGCGTGCCGTTAACGTCCAGAAACCAGATGGGCGGTGAACTGTTGTATTTGCGCAGATTGGCTATCTCTGTCCCTGCCAGCCCTACCTCGATACCAAACTTACGGGTCCGGCACACGTCTGAGTTGCAGTAGGCGTTGATCGGCGCATCTTTGCATTTGTAGGCGTAGTCTTTCTTTTGCAGTTGCTTGGCTACCAGGTTGACCTCAGTCAAGGGTAGCGGGGGAACCAGATACTTGGCGTTATAAGTCAGTATCTCTGACTCCCATGAATCGGGGTACGCTTTGCGTAGGTACACGCCGATGTTGAAGAGGCCGTTGTTACGACCGCCTTCGGAAATCTGTTGTTTACATAAAGTCTGTAAACACGGAGGACCGTCTTTGACAGGCGTCTCAGGGTCGTCCTCAATCGTCAGTGCTTGTACTTGTTCAAGTGTTTGGACGTATTGCCCATGCAACGCGAAAAACTCCTCTAGCGTCGCTGACTGCCCGTCGTCTTTGACGGCATAGCGCAGCCCTTCTTCGGCATCGTAGTAGGGTAAGTTAAGGAAGTTACCCACATCCCCTCGGTCCAGAAACAGCTTGACCTGCTTGGGGAATATCTCACAATTGCCGTAGCCTAGCGCAGCCGCTATATGCTGGAGCACCTCCTGCATTTCTTTAGCGGAGATCCACTCGGTGGTGAACAGAAACAAGTGCGCCCCACCGGATTTGCTTCGACAAACCACCAAGGGCAGCTTCATGCGTCGAATCTTTTCGATGATGGCTTTATGGTCTAACGGGTACTGGTCAACGTCGATACAACCCCACTTACAGGAGTTGTCCTCGTTGATTGGAATAATACCTATTGAATCGCCTTTGCCCGAAAGATGACCCTCCCAATGCGAGAGGGTCCGAGGTTCTTTCAAGACCGAGGCTTTCCCTGCCTGTTTTCCATTTGTTTTAGTGCGGTCAATTTTGTACGTGCCATAAGCAAGCTTCAGGCCATCAAAGATCGCCGCAAATTTCTTTGCGTCCGACATGACCTAGAATATATCGTGGTCTTCGCCACTCTCTCCGTCTTGCTCATGTTTGACTTCCACGTCACCGGCTGCAATGGCGTTACGAAACATCTTGGCCGTGGCGTAGATCCCCATCTCGGTTTCGTTTTCCATGTTAAGCATACGATCCAGAGAAATACTCCAACCATGCCAATCGCCCTTGTTATTACTTTCGGGGATAGTTTTGAAGTTATAGATGTAGGCAAAACGTGGTGGATTAAACGGACCCTTGCTACCTTGCAAGACCTGCGACATGACCATCGTGTTCAGCTTTTTGGACTTTTTAAGCTGTGTGGATTTCATGGACACCAAAGCACTGGTCGTAGTCATCGACTCAGTGTCGAGGATAAGGCAGTAATGCTGATGAGTGTACTCGATATAGTTGCCGTTCCCGCCTACAACCATGTCTTTGAAGTCCTCATTGCGTTCGGTCTGCGGAGCTTCTTTCTCGCTTTTAAAAATATTGACCGGACCGCCTGTGCCTTGACCGCGTGGAGCCCACTCTATCCAAGCTGGCTCGAAGTATACCGGCACAATTTTAATGTCAGTCTCTTTTGAATAAACAACGCCCGTAACCGAGTTGTAAGCGTCACCTTCCTTCGCACCAATCTCTTCGTCAGCCTTGGCTGCAATCTTTAGAAAGGGGATGCTTTGGTCATCTGCGGTAAGGTTTTCTTGATACTGCCCACTATCTTCTTCAAACGTAGAGGTAGTTGCAGGTAGTTGATCTTGTACTTCTTTTAACTTGGTATTAGCCATTATTTTGCTCCTTTAATTGTTGCTCTTTGGCCTATATATGCACCGAATAAATCCATGGGAAAGTCATCACCCGCTTCGACTCGCTCTCTCACAAATGCTTTGAGCGTGCTAGGGTGGATGTCTCGCTTTTGCATGACGGGAAATCCCTGCGACTCTGCCAGTTTGACAAAATCCATCGCTTGATTATCCTCACCGCGACCAAATTGACAGCTAGTGACATTCTTAATGATGTCGTCATGCCCTGCCTTTTTCAGCCACGCAAAAGCCTCGTCACGATTGTCCACCTTGATGTGTGCACCGTAGGTAGTTTTAAGTTCTACCTTGCTGCCGTCATCAAGAGTAAAATCTCGAACGCCGAGTTCTAGGATTAGGTTGGGAAGGTCTTCGTCGGTTAGTTTTAGTAGCTCTGCCTTCGCTTTTTTTGCAAGCAATTCAAGGTTTTGCAACTCTTCTTCTTTTTGCCTCACAGCACGAGCGATCTCGGCTATGGTGCGCAGCCCGTCTGTATTTAGAGACTCAACATCGGAACCTCGGGCATCAGATTCCATCTCATCAAAAAAATCACTCATATCTTTCTCCATTGTTAAAGTACCTGTTGGGCACTTGGAACGCACATAATATTCAGATATTATCGCGTATGCAAGGAGAAACTTTAATGACTTATGAATTTAAACTAGAGCCGTACAAACATCAGCGGGAAATCTTCGAGGCAACTTGGCAAAAGCACTGGTACGCCTTCTTTTTAGAAATGGGAACCGGCAAATCGAAGATCGCTATCGACACCATGGGTGCGTTATTTGAAAACGGTGATATCGATACGGCACTTATAATAGCGCCGAAAGGGGTCTATGACAACTGGGTTAAAAAAGAAATACCTACCCATCTTCCAGATCGCATCGACTGTCGGGTGGTACGCTGGAACCCCTCGTTTACCAAGGGCTTCAGGGAAAGCCTGACCAAGATAGCTGTGCCCGATCAGCGGGAAGAAAAGACACTTAGCGTGTTGGTGATGAACGTCGAGGCACTGAGCACCAGTAAGGGAAGCGAGAGCGCAATCAAGTATCTAAGCTTGAATCCAAACAACCTGGTGATTGTAGATGAAAGCACGACTATTAAAACGCACACAGCCAAACGGACTAAGAATGCCCTACGCATTGCCCGTCAAGCTAAGTACCGGCGTATCCTGACCGGTAGTCCTATCACCAAGGACCCGATGGATTTGTACAGCCAGTGTGACTTCCTGTCGGCTAACGCTTTAGGTTTTAAATCGTACTACAGCTTTCGCGCCCGATACGCTGTGTTGGTCAAACAACATAAGAAGGGCGGTGGGCACTTTCCCATGGTCGTAGGGTTTCGTAACTTGGAGGAGCTGGGCAAGAAGCTAGATAAGTTTAGCTCTCGGGTGCTTAACT